AGTGCCCCATTCATGTTTCCCCCCAAAAAAAATATGTGTTTTTCTGAGATTCTGGTAATCTCGATTTGGAATCGTCATGATTTTCCTTCTGTGTTGGCTACGCATTCTTTCTCGCTTGGCGTAGTCATTTGGCCCATCTCTTGTAGGTGGGCTTTTTTTTGCCTGCAAAAATGAGCTACGGTTTACCGCTGGCTTTTTTTCGTCTATAGTGTGTATATTGGTTATGAGGGATAGATATGATTAACTTAGAAGTAGAGAAGTCAGTGCCGCTGCCTGAAGGCAAGAAAAGGTATCCCTACAAAGAGATGGAAATCGGTGACAGCTTCTTTGTTGGGGAAGGGAAGTTACAGGTGGTGTGCAATGCCAATTACAGGGCATCCAAGCGGTTAGGGATGCAGTTCATAGCGAGGAAAGAAGTCGAGGGAGTTAGGGTGTGGCGGGTGTCGTAGACCCCGACAATTTGACCAAAGGGAAAATATGGAGAACAGCATAGAAGAAGATGAAGACAAAGGCATGATGGTATTCAATCTAGATATGACGGTCGATACATTCTTTGACCAATACATTCTCTGGCGGCTTAACGACGTATTGAGGTATGAGGAAGACCCAAGGGTTCGTCGTGCGTGCCATGAGCTGCTGGCTTACATGAGTACACCTGAACCACAAGATGATTGAGAACCTGTTCCCAACTGCTGTTGGCTTCTATGAGCTTGATAAGCCCTTGTCTGACAAGGAGGTCAGGTTTATTAAGGATTTGGAGACAAGGACAAATGAGGGAAACACGACTAGCTTAAATAACTATATCTTGAAGTCCAAGGAGATGAAACGTATTGCTGCTTTTATAGACCAGTGTGTTCAGGATTACTTCAAAGCAGTCTATGCCCCACAACATAATGTCAAGCCTTACATTACTCAGTCATGGGCTAACTATACGAACAAGGGTCAGTTTCATCACAAGCATCAACACCCTAATAGCTTTATCTCTGGCGTCTTCTATGTGGCTGCTGACCCGGCTAAAGACCGTATCTTTTTTTACAAGGATGGCTACCAGCAGATTATGGTTAAGACGGAATCGTGGAATCAATGGAACAGCGAGAGCTGGTGGTATGAAGTGGATGCTGGCAAAGTAGTCTTATTCCCGTCACATCTAACCCACATGGTTGAGACGGTTCAATCTGAAGATACAAGAATCAGTATTGCATTCAACACCTTCTTGGAAGGGGTTATTGGAGATTCACAAAACCTAACGGAGTTACTGCTATGACAGAAACAATTCAAACCATGATGCCTCTAGCAATGGAGGACGTAAAGAAAGCCTACATGGAGAAGGTCTACACGATGAGCCATGCAGAACTATTTCATGAGCTTATGCGTGTTCACACTGAGTCAGCTAAGTTGCTGCGGGATGCAACCGATGAGGCGGCACGATTAAAGGATGCTCTTGAGCGACTCAGTACCATCAACTGATAGGTACGCAGAAGAACTTCTGCTTTCCCGCACCATCTTGAAAAATGAGATGCTTCGGGCTACTAAGGCTATTACGGTTGCTGATAAGCGTAAGCTCTTGCAGACTTGGGGTGAGATGTATAAGCCTGAGATAGTTGAGGAGTTGCTGCGGGTTGCCAAAGACAAAGACGCACGGTACCGGATAGCTAACTGGAACTTAGAGCAGTTCAGCACTGACCGACGAAAGTTTAAATGAAGTTCAATCTCAAACAGTTTTACGCCTTCTGCTCTGAATTAAAGATTGAAACCAAAGAGCAGGGCTTACGTAAGATGGATAACCTTCTCGGAACTCAGACCTATGTCATGGATGAGATTGCTACCGGCTTAGAGAATGGTGTCCATTTCTTCGTTATCTTAAAAGGCCGTCAGCTAGGTATTACTACTATCAGCCTAGCCTTAGACCTTTACTGGCACTACATCAATGCGGGGTTAAATGGAACACTTGTTACAGACACAGAAGAAAACCGAGATATGTTCCGAGGAACGCTCGGCAGCTACATGGATGGTTTACCAAAAGAATTCAAAATACCCATACTTGCACACAATAGAAACTCACTGGCCCTCAAGAACCGCAGCCGTATCTTTTATCAAGTCGCAGGGCTTAGAGCGAAAGGAAGTCTTGGTCGTGGCAAGGGCATCACATTCCTTCACGGCACAGAGACGTCTTCGTGGGGCGATGAAGAAGGACTAGCATCATTGCTGGCGTCTTTAGCTGAAACTAATCCAAAGCGTCTCTACATATTTGAGTCCACTGCTCGCGGCTTTAATATGTTTCACGATATGTACGTGACCGCTAAGAGAGCGCGAACTCAGAAAGCAATCTTCTGCGGCTGGTGGCGCAATGAGTTTTATTCTGCTGCACCTGACACTGATGTCTACAAAGTCTATTGGGACGGCAAACTAACGCCAGAAGAAAAAGAGTGGACGCGAGATATTAAGAAGCTCTACAACTTTGAGATTAATTCTCGCCAGATGGCGTGGTGGCGTTGGAAGATGTTGGAAGGCATTAAGGATGACTCCTTGATGTATCAAGAGTTCCCGCCGACAGAAGACTATGCGTTTGTCATGACCGGCACATCCTTCTTCTCAAACTCGCGGTGTACTGACGCCATGAAGATTGCTAAGAAGATTGACTGCGACCATTACCGTTACGCGATGGGTGTCAACTTTCAAGACACGGAAGTGTTGAAGTCCACTGAGCGTCTGTCAACACTAAAGGTTTGGGAGGACCCCATTGACACGGCTTATTATGTTATCGGTGCAGACCCTGCTTATGGTTCTTCTGATTGGGCTGATAGGTTCTGCATTCAAGTCTTCCGTTGTTACTCTGACGGAATGGAACAGGTGGCTGAGTTTGCGACCTCTGAACTTAATACGTACCAGTTTGCGTGGGTTATCGCGCATCTTGCTGGAGCCTACAAGAACTCGACGCTTAATCTTGAAGTTAATGGGCCGGGACAGGCTGTTCTAAATGAGATTAAGAACTTACGACGTCAAGCTGCTAGCATGGGTAACGCAATGGGCAAGAGTCTGATGGATGTATATGGTTCGATGTCGAACTATATCTGGCGGCGTAATGACACGATGGGCGGCATTTCTAACTCATTAGGCTGGCTAACAACGGCTGCAACTAAAGAGCGAATGATGAGTTACACCAAAGACTTGTTTGAACGCCAAATGCTTGACGTCTATTCCGTTGATACGATTGAGGAGATGAAGACCATCATCCGTGACGGCGCATCTATCGAGGCTTCTGGTCGCAATAAGGATGACAGAGTAATGGCAATGGCCTTGGCGTGCGCTGCTTATTCGGAGCAAGTTCAACCCCAGTTAATTCAGCGCAAACTAAGCCGAAAAGTATCCAGAGAGCTAGAAGCAAAAACCCCGGAACAACTGTCTGTAGGCAAAGGCGTATCAAATTATTTGAAAGCGATTGGTGTGTATGGCGCATAATCAATTAACCATTGTGTCAGTTCATGGACACACAGATGGGTCAGCCACCTTGCCGTCCATTGTTCGCAGTATGCGAGAGTTGCCGGGTTCAAAAGGCTTGCTCATTTCTCCATCAAAACCAGAGAATCTGCCAGAACACATCCTTTGGATGCGTTGCTTTCCTTTTGACTACCGGGGTTACAGCACATTCATCATGCACTGTTTGCATGAATACATAATGACTGACTTCTGCCTGATTGTTCAAGATGATGGTTGGGTTTTGGACGGCACTAACTGGAGAGAAGACTATTACACCTACGATTACATTGGCGGCATTACTCATGCTGGTATGGTGGGCAACACATTACATCTAGGCTTTGAATGGACTAAGTTTGAATACCCTACGCTTGTCTTGAATGGCGGCTTTTCCTTGCGTAGCAAACGCTTTTTAGAAGCTCCGAGTAAGCTCGGCATTGTTCAGAACTATTCTGAAGAAATACATCTCTGGAATGAAGACATTCAATTGTCTTGCCTAAAGCGCGGACTCTTTGAGTCCTTGGGATTTAAATACGCGCCCAATGAAGTTGCTAAATACTTTTCAATGGAACACATCGCTCCCAAGTTTCATGACGATATGGACTTTTCTAAACTCCTTGGTCATCACTCAACAAGCAGAAAGCTAATCCGAGACAATGAGATTCTCTTGCCGATGGGTATTGAAAAAGCCTACCGAGAAACAGAGTTCTTAGATTTCTTGCAAACCAAAGGTTACATACTCAACTATGTCGCAAACGGTTCTTACCAAGCGTGAATTGATGACGCAAATGCGTCGCTTTATTCGGGACAAGGAGCGCGGCATCTCTATGAAGCTCTTTGCAGACTTGTGTGGGGTCAACAAAGCCCACCTGCTAGACGTCTTTTGGTATCGTTCTGAACCATTGACCGAATATATCCAGCGCAGAGTCGATAAAGGATACAAGGCATGGCAGCGCGGCGAGGTAGCTATCATGCAATTGCGTAACCGTAGCAAATACATTGAATACCGCAGGGAAGCTAAACCTAGAATACTACCCACTACTGGCCTACAAATGATTAATGGCAAGATAGGGATTAGATTGGGTATGAGGAATATAGACGATTATTCGCAACCACCATTATTTGAAGGGGATAACAATGGCAGTTCTACATGACTACAAATGCCCAAAACACGGCTATTTTGAGAGCAGAAAGGGGCAATGCCCCATGAAAGACTGTGCCGAGGAGGTATCAATCGTCTATTTGCAGCCTGTTGGACTCATGTCGGACGGTACAAAAAAGAACGACAAGACAATTAAGCAGTTAGCGATGGACTTTGACATGACAAACGTCAAATCGACCCGTGAAGGCGAAAATCAGGCCGGATACTTCACCAGAAAGAACAAAACATCCAAAAAGCAGCTTGAGAAGGAAGCTAGAGAGGCAGAACAGCGTCCAAGAGAGGCTAGACCGGGTGACGCAGCCATTTGGGGCGGTGATAGCCGCTACAGCATGGGTAACTTGCTAAAAGGCGGGGCTGTACGGTCTGTCATGGGCGAATCCGTCGGTATGAACCCAAAAGACGCAGGAAACTTGACAGGACCCAAGGCGGCGAGTTATATAGCTGACCATGAAAACCTACAAGTGAAGTCTTAAATGCGGATACCAACCAAAGACCTAGAACGGGAGTTCTTCTACCGCGACTTAATCGAAAAGTGCATGGTGTCTTTGATTGAGCGCAAAGGGGATTATGCTTCTCTGCGTGCTTGGTTTTTGTTCGGTGCTGGACCCGATGAAAACCCTGCCCTGTTCAATAAGATTTATCCGCACATCGACCAGCTAACATCGTTCTTATATTCCGCTGAGACAACACGCTTTTCTATCAATGTAGGCGCAGCAGTTGCCGGACAAGAACACATCAAGATTCCTAGGCTGACTTCAGCCTTGAATGATGAGTGGCTAAACTCCAATGCCGACCAAGTATTCTCGTCTGCCCTAACGTGGGCCTTGGTATTTAACTCGACCTTTATCAAACTCGTTGTCAACAACGGTATCCATCCCTACATGGTAGAACCTAGCTCAATAGGCGTTCTACGTGAAGACGTTACCTACACTGACCGACAAGAAGCAATAGTTCAAACCTATTACATTACGAAATCTGATTTATATAACCGATTGTATAGTCACCCTAAACGGGAAGAAATCGTAAAGAAGATACAAGTAGCAATGCACACCAAGACCGAAGATATGCCAGAAGGTCTTGACCGTCTTATCATCTCTCAGTCAAACCCAACCATCTTTGGTAACGTCAACTTAGACTTGTACGGCACAAACCGCTACAAGGCCCGTGTTGCTGAAGACACCGTGAAGATGTATGAGTTGTGGGTGTGGAACGATGAGACTCAGGATTACCAAGTGGTCACAATGGCTGACCCTGACATCTTTATCTATGACCGTCCGGGTGCGTCTGTATTCCTAAAAGGCGAACTGCCATTCATTCAAATCTGCCCTAACCCACAGTTTGATTATTATTGGGGTCAGAGTGAAGTTGCTCGTCTGAACTTGTTGCAAGCTGTACGAAATAACCGAATGTCAGAGATATTGGATTTGTTATCCAAGCAGGTGTCTCCTCCAAAGGTATTCTCTGGCTTCATGGGTATCACGGATGAAAAAGCCTTTGCCTTTAATCGTCCGGGTTCGTTTGTCTCCAGTGATATGCCTAACGCGAAGGTAGACTCTATTGCACCGGAGATGCCAGCGTCATTATTTGAGGTCATCCATGAAATTGACGCAATGTTTGCAGAAGCATCTGGAATATCAAGTGTTCTGTCTGGTCGTGGTGAGCAGGGTGTACGCTCCGCTGGTCATGCTTCTCAGTTGGCCCGTCTTGGAAGTTCTCGCGCAAAGAAACGCGCCTTAATTGTCGAAGACAGCTTAGAAAAGGTAGCTACTCTGTACCTAAAGTTGATACAAGCCTATGACAACACGCATTTCACGGACGAAGAAGGTAACAAGTTCATTGCTGAACAATTTACCAAAGATTTTGTCGTGAAAGTGGACGCTCATTCCAACAGCCCGATATTTACGGAAGATATGCGTCAGTTGGCGTTCAATTTGTTTAAAGCACAGGCTATCGACAAGGAATCTCTGCTTGACCTGCTAGAGCCTCCAATGAAACAATTGTTAATAGATAAATTGAAAAAGCGCGAAAAGATGCAAGCGCAACAGCCTCAAGCAAAACCCGAAGGTAAACCAGATTTGAAAGCGGTGGAGGGATAATGGCAACTAAACCTGATTATTCGCCAAAAGCAGACCAGCCGAGAGTACAGACCGGCGAACTAAAGAGGACTGAAGCTGCGCCGAGTATGCAATATCGCGTATCGGGCATTAAGTCTTTTAATCCCCGTCAAGCAAGAAGGACGGGCCGTATGGGTGAACGATAGGAGTACATCATGTACAAAAAAATGAAGCGTGGTCGTAAGACACGTCGTTAATTCCCGCAAGGGATGAGGTATGGCTGACTTCCTCTTTTAAGTTGGCCGCTGCTTATTGGAGATAAACCATGGCACGCATGAAACGTAAAGGCCGTAAAGGTCGTAAGTAATTAGTCCCTTGTGGATTAATCCCAAGGGGGAGGGGAAATACTCCCCCACTTGACATTTGCTGATAGTCTGGTCTAATCGCGTCTAGTTAGACGATAGAGGTTATTTATGAGCGTACCACCCGATAAGTTAATGGAATTGATTGGCAAGCAACAGGGTAATCCTGCTGAAGCCCCTGCACCTGACACCACCGCAATGTCTGACCCGACAACGGCCCCTATGTCTGCGCCTATGTCTACGCCAGAACCTAAGATGGGAAATCGTGAAGGTGCGATGGTAAACATTGCAATGGCAATGGATTTGATTGAGCAAGCATTGCCAAATCTAGGTAGTGAATCTCCAGAAGGTCAAAAAGCATTAAACGCTATTCGTGCGTTGAGTGGCTTGATTGGCCCTCGCAAGCAAAAAACAAATGAACTCCAGCAATCTGAGATTATCCAGATGCTACAGAACTTGCCGCAAGCCGGTGGCGCAACACCTGAAGGCCGTGCAATGTCGCAAGCTCCGATGGTCCCGAACCTCCCGCCAATGCCCGGAGCAGCACCTTCTCCGATGAGTATGCCCGGTGCCGGTGGTGGCGGTGCTTCACCTCAACCCACTCCAATGTAAGGAAAAAACATGGACCTGTTTAAACCAAGAGGTGCTAATAGCCCTCGCCGTCCTACCGACAACAACCAGCAAAACGGTGTTGTAACGAACCCTCCCCGCTATGAAGAATTTGGCGGTCTTAATGCTGCTAACAAAATTGGTAGCAAAAATAAGATGGGTGTTCAAAAACCCGGTGACGGTAAAAAAGTAATCTAACGTAGTTAGGGGATAAAAATGAGTCTTGAAGATATGTCTTTTGAGCAGCGCGACCAATTAGCGTTGTTGATGCGTGAACTTTCCGATAATCCAGCAACCAGAAAAGATGTTTTGCGTTTGACTAAGCAATTAAAGCCAGACCTCGTCATTCCTGAACTGGATATTGAAAATACCACTAAATCGTATGTCGATAAGCTAGAACAGCGGCTTATGGAACGTGATGCAAAAGACAGAGAGCAAGACGCTGTGCGCGACCTTGAATCACGCCGTAACAAGTTGATGAAAAAAGGTTTTGTGCAGAATGAAGACGATATTCACGAAGTGGAGAAAATTATGCTGGAAAAAGGCATAACCAACCACGAATCGGCTGCGGAATACTGGCAGTGGATGAAACAATCCGCTACACCAACGCCAACAGGTTACAACCCGTCAGCCGTCAGTAAGTTCGACCTAGGTAAATACTACAAGAACCCTGTCGGCGCAGCTAGAGACGAAGCATCAAAAGCACTCCAAGAGTTGCGTCAAAATAAGCGACCCATTGGATTTTAATTTAGTAGGGGATAAAGTTTTTTAGGAGATAACCATGCCTATTGGTGGCGGTATCATTCCAGCAACAGGTAGTACGCAATATACCGAGTTGACTTACGTCACGCGGCGTGCGTTCATTCCGAAGCTGGTAGTTCAATTATATAACTCGACTCCGCTCATGGCGGCTCTGATTGCTAACTCGCAACAGGCTTCCGGTGGTGTTTCTTCCGTAACCGTTCCCGTTCAAGGCGCACAGTTCGTGAACGCACAATGGTCTGACTACTCTGGTTCGTTTAACCAGCCGTCAGTCCAGCAAGGTGCTTTCAACGCTGAATTCGACCTGAAGCTGATGATTGCTCCAGTACCGTTTCTCGGTATGGAAGGTGCAGTTCAGCAAGACGCTGCAATCATTCCATTGATTGAAGCCCGTATGAACGATGCGACTAACGTGATGATGGATGCAATGGCAACTGCCTTGTACACCAACAGCACAAACACGCAACAGTTCACTGGCTTGCCAGCCGCTGTTTCGGCTTCTGGCACTTACGGCAATATTAGCCGTTCTGCTTATAGCTGGTGGCAGTCAAAGTCGTACTCAGCAGGTAACGTAAACCCAACTCGTCAAAACATCCTGCAATACATTTCTGGTACTGTTAAAAACGGTGCTGAAGTGCCTTCGTTTGGTGTTTGCGGTTTTGGTACATGGACTCTGTTGGCGCAAGACTTTGTTGGTCAAGAGCAATACGTTATCACTCCCGGTTCCGGTTTTGATAGCGATTCCAACGGCCCACAAGCAGCTTTCCGTGCTTTGATGGTCGCTGGTGTACCTATTTATCCTGACCCCTACTGTCCAGAAGGTACGGTTTACTTCCTGAACACCAACTACCTGTCGCTTTATATCCATGAGCAAGGTTCGTTCGTGTTTACTGGTTTTGAATCGACTCTACCTAACTGGCAGATTGGTTATGTTGGTGCTGTATTGATGATTGCTGAGTTGGTTTCAACTAAGCCTAAGTCGATGTCAGTGGTGTCGGGTTACAACTCTCTCAGCATATAAGGAGCTAACCATGTCACTAAGTACCAATAAAATCATTCTTGCTGGCGCACAGTCGAACACTGCTGGTGCCTATTTTTTAACCACTACTCTTACCTCGACTAGCACAGGTAACGGTACGGTTATTCCAGCCGGTGTTTATCTGATGTTCCCGCAAGCAAATACTTCAGTAATTGCTTATAACGGTTCGTCTAATGCAACATTGATTGCTGCTAATACTGGTGGCGTCATCATTTCTGATGGCGTAAACGTATATGCAAAATCTACTGCGGCAGCAGATACCGTTACGTTGTTGGCTACCAATGGTGGTCAGAACGTCAGCAGCACTTACGCATCGTAAGGGGGCGTCATGGCTAATTCTGACGCAGTATCGCAACTATATCTTGACAGTTTTAGCTTTGGTCGTCTTGGTGTTGTTCGTGGCACAACGCTAAACACCGCTGGTAACGCAGTTATCACCATTCCAATTTTGAGCGGTGGTTTAACTAACGGCGGTGGTGTAGCTAATTCCGGTGGCGTTATTGTTCGTCGAGTGACGATTCAAAATGGTACTGGTAATGTGTCTAATGCAAATGTAAGCATCTCCGCAACTGGTGATGGCGCAAACCTGATTACGGCTAACACCGTATTGTCAGTTATGTCCACCACTGGTCGCTATGTTGACATCAATGCAGCAGCACCATACACAAGCAATGTTGTTTCCGGTAGCGTAACCCAATGCCTGTATGTGAACATTAACGCGATTGCTAACAATGCAAACACCGTTGATATTTGCGTATATGGCGACGTTGTGAGCTTCTAATTATGCAAACCGTTTATGTGACAAACAAATGGGAAAAACCCATAACCTTTAGCTATAACTACATACCTTACACATTTCCGGTGGGTGAGAGTGTGGAGGCACCTCTGGAGGCTGTTTGTCACATATTCGGGCATAACGACCCTGATAAAGAACCGTATATGGCGCGGTTGGCGATGATTCAGACTAAAGCAGATATTCCTGCCGGATTAAAAATCCTTGAGAAGTTTCTGATTACGGACCAGCCGCCAAAGAAAGTCCACTCGTTATCCCCGGTGGTTGAAAGAGTACCCCTTCCTCCTAAAGAGGTCGGGGGAAAAGTCAACGTAGCAGCTTAATATGGACCGTAAATGTCGCAGACCCTGCAAAGCTACATTACTGCTGTTAGATACCTGTTGCACGATGCAAACGCAAACTTTTACACCAACAGTCAGCTAACTGACTACATCAATGGTGCTAGAGCGCGAGTTGTTCGTGATACAGGGTGTCTCCGCACGGTTCAAACAAGCCAAACGCCTTGCACCCCGGTGGCTGGCGGTAGTAACCCTGTAATTTGGTCATCCGGCTTAGTTGTAAGTGCGGGTGATTACGTATTTTCCAATATCTTTATTTATGCGGTAACTGTTGGCGGTGTTTTGGGAGATGCTCCCGATTATCCTTCTTCATATAACATTTACCCGCCAAGCACACCGTTTACTAGCGGAACGGCTACGATTCAGTACGCTGGCCCTTCAGAATTAATAAATTATTCTTGCTTGCCGTCTGGAACTTTGACTCTGGACGTCATCAACATTAACCTCTATTGGGGAAATTCCAGAATACCGTTGCGCTATATGCCTTGGACAGACTTTAACGCACAGTTGCGTTACTGGCAGAACCGCATCGGAACGCCGGTTGCTTTTAGTATTTACGGGCAATCTCAAATCTATATTGGACCCGTTCCTGACATAGCTTACACAATTGATTTAGATACGGTTCTCCTGCCAACAGATTTAGTGAATCTGTCTGATGCGGATAATATTAACGAACCCTTTTCTTCTCCAGTTAAGTTTTATGCTGCTTATCTCGCTAAATACTATGAACAGTCGTTTGGTGAGGCTGAGATTTATTTAGGGCAGTACAAACAGCAAATTCAAGCGGTTCAGGCGTCCATCTACACTCGGAGACTGCCTGACCCTTATTCCAGAGCGTACTAGGTCATGGCTGCCGCAGAACAAAAGAAATCGTATGAAGTCGTTAAGAACTTTCGTGGCGTCAACACGAAAGCTAACCGCACGGCTATTGGTGACGATGAGTTCTTCTGGCTTGAAAACGCAATGCCGGTGGGATACGCCAACTTAAAGATTACGCCTACTTTTGACAATGTGGGCAGCATTACGTTTTCAAATACGGTGGTTAATTTCTTCTCAGCAAACATTGGCTTAGATGATTATTTAATAGCGTTTGAGGATAACGGTGGTTGCGAGTACGTCAACCTGACAACCAATACCAAAGGTACGTTAGCCTCTGCTGGCACGTTTTCTACTAGCGGCATAAATGTAAGCCAATGGAAAAACGAAAGATTACTGATTAGTGACCCGACTAAAGGTTACTTTACGTGGGATGGAACAAACTTAATTTCTATTGGTTCAGTAGGTTCTATTGGACTTGTTAGTAGGGGTTCAGGTTATACATCTGCTCCTGCTGTCATTATTTCAGCACCGAATCAGACGAACGGAATACAAGCTACAGCTATCGCTACCGTTACTGCTAATGCCGTTTCGTCTGTTACTTTACTTGAGGCTGGCTCTGGCTATACGTCTTCCCCGACCGTAACCTTTAATGGTGGCGGGGGTTCTGGTGCTAATGCAGTGGCGTCTGTTACGACGTTTGCTCAAGGAACTGTATCTGTTCTGGTAACTAATAGTGGAACTGGTTATACAAATTCTTCCAATATTTCTGTCAGTATTGCTGGCGGTGGTGGAACCAATGCAGCCGGTATAGCCATTATTAGCGGCAACATAGTGACGCAAGTCATTATGACAAACAACGGAACTGGCTACACAAATAGCTCAAACATCACAGTGTCTATCAGTGGTGGCGGCGGTAGCAACGCAACAGCCAAAGCGATTATTAATACCGAAACCAATTCAGGTATTCAATCGTTTTCAGGGCGGGTTTGGATTTCTAGTGGTAGAACAGTTTATTACTCAGCCGCTGGTTCATACAGTGACTTTGTAACAGTATCGGCTGGTACGGTAGTGCTTACTGACGCGACATTGCACGGAAACATTATTCAGTTATTGTCAGCCAATAACTTTTTGTATATTTTTGGCGACGATAGCATTAACGTGTTTTCAGATGTTCGTGTAACGACGGCTGGAACTACGCTGTTTACTAATACTAACGTCAGTGCGTCGGTGGGTACTAAATTGGCGTATGCCATTTTCCCGTACTTCCGTTCTGTGCTGTTTATGAATGAGTATGGTGTTTATGCGCTTGTTGGCTCTACAACGTCAAAGATTTCTGACTCTCTGGACGGCATATTTACCAATGTTGATTTTGTTACTGGCTCTACTTCTGGTGGTCAGGTTCTGCTAAACAACATTCTGTGTGCTGCGTTTAATTTCCGGTATACAGGTGGGTTAGGAACATCAAGTAGCAATAGATATATACAAGCTATTTTCTTTGAAAAGAAATGGTTTTTTACTAGCGCAGGAAACAATCTAAAGTTTGTTACTTCTGTTCCGGTAAGCGGAAGAATTACGTTGTACGGTACAGATGGAACATCGTGCATAAAGATGTATGCGAACACAACGGCAAGCATTAATAGTTATGTTCAAACGTCTTTAAATCCGATGAAAGACCCGATTAGAACTAAACAAGCGTTGAAAGTTGGTATTGAAGCGACATTAACTAATTCTTCAATTATTACTGTGTCAGTTGATTCTGAAACAGGTTCTAGTCCTACTGTTGAATTGGGTCAAACAGTAACTTGGATAAATAACTTTTCCGCTACCATTCCTTGGATTAACAATAGTTCAACAGTAATTAATTGGACTACTGGTTCTACGGGGTACACGTTGTACAAAACAGATGCCAAGCAGTATGGCAAATACTTGGGAATGACCGTGACATCGACCAATGCTGGCGTTGTGTACAACGGTTTTGAATACGAACATGAATTGAGAGTGAGGTTCTAAATGGCTGTTACATATACTTTTGCTACGGCAACTACATCAATCCCGTTATCTCAGTTAGATAACAACTTTGCTACTCCAATTACGATTGGCAATACGGCTGTTCAGCTTGGTAATACCGTTACCACGCTAAACAACATGACATTTGCCAACGTATCTATTACTAGCGGAACAATTAACGCTAATGCTACGGCAGCAACAGTAGATAGTGTGAATGTTGTTGGTTACATGGGAATTCCTCAAAACTCTCAGAACGGTAACTACAACATCGTTATTGGTGATGCCGGTAAACATATTTATCATCCAGCCGGACAAGCTGCTGCAACCTACACAATTCCAGCAAACTCAAATGTTGCGTTTACTACCGGAACGGCTATTACAATTGTTAATGGTTCAGCAAACAATGTAAGCATTGCTGTTACTACAGACACAATGACATTAGCTAACTCCGCAACTACAGGAACTAGAACTTTGACTGCAAATGGAGTTGCTACTTGCGTAAAAGTAACTAGCGCTTCTTGGATTATTTCAGGGGCAGGTTTGTCATGACAGGAATACTTCAAGGCTTATTAGCTTCTATTGGTTCGGCTGGTGCTGTTATTGCTCCTACTAGCGTTAGTTACCTTGTTGTAGCTGGAGGCGGCGGTTCAGGCGGTGAACGTGGCGGTGCTGGCGGTGCGGGTGGGTATAGAGAATCAACATTATCTGTTTCTGCTGGAACTTCTTATACAGTTACTATTGGTGCTGGCGGCCCTGCTGGGGATTCTAGTACGACAGACGGTGGTAATGGAGAAAATTCAGTATTTAGCAGCATAACTTCAACTGGCGGCGGCGGCGGCGGTTCAGGTAATAACGGCCCCGGAAAGCCCGGTTTAGCTGGTGGTTCAGGAGGTGGCGGCGGTGGTAGTAATGCTGGAGGCAATCCTAGCGGAATTGCTGGTGGTGCTGCATCTCCTTCTGGTCAAGGAAATGCTGGCGGTGCTGGTGGAACTCCTGCGTTTAGCGGAGGTATATCAGGCGGTGGTGGCGGTGGTGCTGGCGCTTCCGGTGGTGATGCTAGTACAGGGAGTAATGGCGGTAACGGTGGTAATGGAACCGCATCATCAATTTCAGGCTCATCAGTAACTTACGCCGGTGGTGGAGGCGGTGCTGGCTTTCCTAATGCTGGTGGTTCTGGTGGTACAGGAGGCGGTGGTACTGGAGGAGGCAATAGTCCATCATCAACTGGTACGGCTGGCGACCCAAACACAGGTGGCGGCGGTGGCGGCGGTAAACAAAGTACGGCAGGTAATGCGGGTGGTAGCGGTGTTGTAATTATTAGTTATTCAGACAGTTATGCAGCCGCTACATCAACCACTGGCTCTCCAACAATAACGGTTAGTGGAGGAAATAGAATTTACAAATGGACCGGTAACGGTTCAATTACATTCTAAGGTAAATCATGGCGCACTTTGCAAAACTTGATGACAACAATGTAGTGTTAGAAGTTCATTGTGTTCACAATAATGAACTTTTAGTTGACGGCGTTGAATTAGAAGCTAAAGGTATTGAATTTCTAATTTCTTGGTCTGGCGGTTATACGAACTGGAAACAAACTAGTTATAACGGAAATTTTCGTAAAAATTATGCTGGAAAAGATTACACATATCGTGCCGACATAGATGCGTTTGTTCCTCCGCAGCCTTATCCAAGCTGGACATTAGATGTTAATGCTCAATGGCAACCTCCTGTAAAAAAACCTGTAGATAATAATTTTTATCAATGGAATGAAACTAATCAAGCATGGGAGGTATTAAGTGGGACTTAATGCGTTTACTAAGACAGGCAACACGGTTACGTTTGCTGCTGACACTACTGCGCCCACACCCGTTCAAGCGTTATCTACTACTCTTGGTGGTAACCAATACCGCATCATTAACAATGGCACAGTAACGGTATTTTTGGGATATGGGTCTACATCGGCTAACGCTACAAGCAATGCAGTCGTAGTTACTAGCTCTCAAAATTCTTTGCCGTTGTTACCAAGTACGGATGAGATTTTGACGTTTGTGCCAAATGCGTATTTCACTGGCATAACGTCTAGCGGAACAGCAACGATATACATTACCCCCGGCGATGGACTTTAACATTTTGATAACAGAGGTGTAGTATGCTAAAGGTAGCTGGCGGTGGAGGGGGTGGCGGTAACGGTACAGGTACAGTAACCCAAGTTAGTACGGGCACTGGACTTACTGGTGGCCCAATTACAACCAGTGGAACCGTTAGTTTAGCGAATACGGCTGTTAGTGCGGGAACGTATGGTAACGCTACAACGGTTCCTCAGATTACGATTGATGCTCAAGGTCGCATTACTTCAGCGTCCAATGTCGGCATTACTACCGGCGGCACAGGAACAGTTACTCAGGTCGATACCGGAACAGGTTTAACTGGCGGTCCTGTTACGTCTACCGGCACTATCTCAATAGCCAATACAGCGGTTACTGCTGCTGCTTACGGTTCTGCGACTCAGGTTGGCACGTTCACCGTCAATGCTCAAGGTCAGCTAACTGCGGCTGCTAATACAGCTATCAACATAGCGGTAGCCAATGTCTCTGGTGCTGTTGCCAATACAGTGTATGTACTTGCTGGCACAGGATTGTCTGGTGGCGGTAACTTAGCAAGCAACGTCACAGTCAACCTTGCTAATACTGCTGTAACGGCAGGAAGCTACGGTAGCTCGACTCAGGTAGCTCAGATTACTGTTGACGCACAGGGACGCATTACAGCGGCTGCAAACGTAGCTGTTAGCGGTGGCGGTGGTGGCGGCACAGGCAATGTTGTTTCTAATGTTGTTACCGTCGTTGCTGGAACAGCAATCTCTTGGACAAATGCAACTAGTGCTGTTCTGTCGTGGATTAACAATTCTAGTGGTGTTGTTACGTGGACCAATACAGCATATGCGGTCACTAACAACAATGCGACCATTTTAGTTAATTACCCTGACGCTCCGTTTAGCGTTGTCTTACCGTCAGCCTCAACAGTAGTTGGTCAGCAATATCAGATTAAGAAGATTGATAGTTCTGCTAATGCGGTAACTGTCAGCACTACATACTCACAAACTATTGATGGCAACTTAACATATACGCTTGCTACGATATACAAGAGCGTTACCTTGCAATCAGACGGTTCTAACTACTACATTTTTGCGGCTGTTTAAAATGGACGGGCAATCATTGTTTAATTTTGTTGTGGGTGTTGCTGCGTTCTTTGGTGGCTGGACGTTAAACAACATTACGCGAATGCTCAATCGTATAGATGACGATATTCGTGAGATACCTCACATATATGTAAGCAAAGATGATTACAAGTCAGACATTACGGAAATCAAAGGGATGTTAGGCAAGATATTTGACCGCTTAGAGAACAAGGCAGACAAATAATGAACATGGACACGTTATCTACTGTTGAGTTTGGAAACAATGAGTCTTTGGGCGAGTTTTTGTTTGAGAACGGTCTACAACATAAGCTATTTCAAGAAACATTCATGGATGCTGGCATTTCGGTGCCTATTTACCCCCTAATAGACGCTGAAACAGACCAATTAGATGACTGGTTATTGGCTCATCAGGTCGAACATCAGGCGTTTGCTGGCTTCTTAGATTTGAATAATCCGTTCAATATGTTGGATGTAGACTTTAATAATGAGTCAGATTTTTACGATTGGATAGCTACACATTTGTACATTCACGAACAAATTGTTGCTGCCCTAGGAATTTCTGAGACGGGTTAAAAAAGTTTTCCCCGCCCCAAAAAAAAATTGATTTTTGGAATAACCAAATGGCAACAGTACAAGACAAAAATACTTATCAAGCTAGGGCTAATGCTGCTGCGAAGTCTTATGGAATTCAAATTCCAAGCACGTTTGCTGATGACGCTTATAGAATTGCTAGTCTTGCTAACTATGATGGAAATCAATTTTATTGGGGAAGAACACAAACAGATTTTTGGAAAATAGCGAATGGAAAACCAGCTCCAAAAAAATCTGAGTATTCCAAACCGTATGATTGGGTTGTAGAAAATTTATCTCCTGAAAAAGCAGTTGAGTTATACAAAGACAACAAAAAAGATTTTTACAATAAAGTTCTTAAAGGTGCAGCTTATGATTATTCTGGAGCATATTTTGAAAATCAAAGATTTAAAACAGGTTATACACAACAAGTTTTTGATAAAACAAAATCACAGTTACAAAATTATGTAAATCAAGCATCACAAGCCGGACTATCTAGTGCTGATTTATTCAATCCAATAAATGATGGTTCTAACAAATGGTCTAGCGTTTTTCAAAAAGATTTAGACAATTCAAAAGACAGTGGTTTTTGGGCTGGATTTGATAAAGTTTTTGCGTTTGCTTTTCCTGTAGTTAATGCGATGGTAACTTCTGGATTAAGTTTGGGGACGCAGCTTGCGTATAACGCAGCAAGTTCTATTGCTCAAGGAGCAGACCCAAAAGAGATTCTTAAAAACACTGTTGCCACTATTGTTGCTGATGGATTAACTAAAGGAATACCGGGAGTTGAGGCTTCTAAAAATATTCCAACAGAATTATCAAAAATAAACAAAGCTATAGCTGATGCTGGACCCGGATTTGTTTCAGCAACAGTTCAAAGCGGTTTAATTAATGCTGAAAGACAAGCTGTTGCTGCGCTTATAACTGGTCAAGATATTGCAAAAAATGCCGCTGCTGGTTTTGCTGGCGGTACTCTAGCTGATTTGGTTGGCGTAGGTCTTGCAAAACTTAGCCCAACAATGAGCGATTCATTAATACAATCATTGTCTAGGGCTGTTGCTGAATATGGTCAATATAAAACAGCAGGATTTACAGATGAAGAAGCATTAGCAAAAGCTACAACAGGATACCTTGCTGAACAACAAAAAATAGAAGCTGCTGCCGCAAGACAGAAGCAGCAGACCGCTGGACTTACTACAGAACAAGTTGGTCTTTCTCAAACGTATGGACAAACTGCTGGACTTCCTTACGGTCAGGCTGGTCAATATACAGGTGTAGAAACTGATGGCAAAAGTCTTGCCCCTGTAGAAGTAACAGGAACAGGAACAGTATACCAGCCTGCCGGAGCAGATTTAAGCCTTACTCCGGGAGCCAGAAGAACATCGGCGACTGAATCTCGGTCATTAGCACCAGTAACTGTTTATGGTAGATATGAACCAGATATTGCAGAAGACTTATCAATTTCCTCTACTTCTTCTACAGCAAAAACAGCAGACGAACCTGCTCCTGCGGAAAAGACTCCGGAAAAATTGCGTCAAGACATGATTTTGACGTCTTTGATAAATAGAAATGTTACTTCTCCTTTATATAGCAGCAAAGCAAAAACAGTAGCTAAAGAAGCTGGAACACCGGGAACAGCGGCATTAGCACAAGCATTACGGGTCGGTGATGTTGGCGCACCGATATTCGGTAGAGACGAAGAAGGTCGTAGGGCAGGTTGGAACCTTCAATCATTACGCTATATGGGCGACGTAGGAGCAGAGAAATGACTAAAAAACTAGCACGGCTATTACGGGCCGATATTCAAGAAACCAGTGATTTGAAGTCAATCGCTGCAATGCTTGCCGGTAAAGGGCGCGGTGGTGACACCTTGTTAGCGCACATAACGCCAAGAGAAGTCGGCTTATTAAAAGAGGCTGGCGGTGCCGGAACAGTCAATCCTGATACGGGCTTGCTAGAGTTCTACGATTGGTCTGGTGGATACGGAACTACAGACCCTACGTCATCGTATCAATCTGCGCCAAGCTCTACGCCTGTTTTTGGCGATTATTCAGTACCCACGCGGCAAGATACTTCTAGCTTTGTGCCTACTTTTGGCGATTATTCAGGACCTTCACAACCTGTCTCTGCCCCTGCTGCTGCGCCTGTTGACATTTCTGCTGGCGGCTTTCCGGGTTTAGGTGCGCCAATTCCAGCAACTTTTGGACAGGCTGAACAACTACCACCTGCTACCCCACCAAGTTTGTCTGATAGAGCAGGAGATATTTTAAAATCTATAAAAGAGGGAGGTCGGGACGTTAATAAATTTATTAAAGAAAATCCTGAATTAGCAAAAATAGGAGTAAGCGGAGTAGGAGCTTTATTAAACGCTTTGCAAGCAAGACGAGCATCAAAACAAGTTAAAGAATCTACTGCTGAACAAAAAGCTCTTGCCGCACCATATCAAAAACAAGGTGCTGAAGCTCAACGTGCTGCTTTAGCTGGTGAATTAAGCCCACAAGAAGCGCAAGCACTGCAATCAACAAGAGCGCAATTAATGCAAAATGTTGAGGCTAGAGGCGGCGTTGGAGTTGCTCAAGCTCAAGCTCAATTAGAAAATACTCGTCAAGCATTGTTGCAACAAAAACTTGATTATGGAATCAAGCTGTCTAGCATTGGTGACAATATTGCTTTAGGTGCTATTCGCACAGGATTGCAAGCTGACCAAGCAGTTAATCAGCTTACTAATTCTATGTACACAAATATGCTTGCCATAGCATCTGGATTGACTCCTCAGCCAGCAAGAACAGCAACAACTCAAGGAGCGATAACATAATGGCTAACGGTACTTCAAATTATGAAACTGGAATGTTTGATTTGCCTTCTAACGAACCTTATTTGCCACAAGCAAATAAGTTGACAAGCTCTTTTTCAAAAGCTCCTAAAGGATATGTTGGACCTAAAGAAATTGCTCCTGCTTTGCAAGAAATTGACGTTAAAACAGCAGAAGCCCAAAAACAGCTTGGTGAATCTGATATTCGTATAGAAAAAGCTAAAAGAGAAGAAACAGCAAAAACTGCTGAATTAAAAAAATCTTTTTACGAACAAGAAAAAAAAGATGAATTAGCAATGCCGGAACGTGCTGCCGCAAAAGCAGCCAGAGAAGACCTTGCGGCTGCTAAGTTTGAGCCTACCAGAGACAACATTCAAGACATCGCTGGACTATTCTCTTTAATGGGTGTGGTTGGCATGGTCATTGGCAAGAAGAACGCATTGCAAGGTATGTACGCAATGAATGGCATGATGGAAGGACACAGAAAAGGCCGTAAAGACTTGTTTACAAGAGAAGCGGCAGAATTTGATAAACAATTTAAAACTCTACAAGCTAAAGTTGAATCTGCTACTAAAGAATTAGAAGAAGCTAGGAAACTACGGATTTACGACCAGAAAGCCGGAGAAGAAGCTATAGCTATTGCTGTTGCTCGTTCTGAGTCTCCTTTGATTAAAGAAATGACTGCTCGTCTTGGCATTGAAAAGACTATCAATGTTCTTAATCAAACAAAAGACACCGTATCTAATATGGTAACTCTGCAAAACAATTTGCAAAAAGCTGTTGATGACAAAGAATTAAGAAGGCAGATGACGTTGTTAAAACAAGGTGCTGTTCAAGAAAGGCGTGACCAAAAAGCATTGGAATCTATTGGTCCAGCACTAAGAAACATTGCAGAACAGTATCCAGATGGAACGGCGAATACTTTAGTAGGTGCTTCTCCCGACGATAAGAAACGTATTCAAGGTGCTTTTAGAGCAGTTGAAGAATCTGAAAATACTGCTGATTTTGTTGCTAGGAATCCTAGAGCTGTTGGAGCGTTAGCTGCTGCCAAAAACTTTCTTAAAGTGGACTCTATTAAGAGTTTTCAAAATGACGATGAGGGTGCAGTTGTTGCGGCTAAAGCAGCAGAGATTGACCGTCAATTGGATGCCGGAGTTCAAAAAGGACTTATTTCCAAAGACGATGCTGAAGCAGCAAAAGTGTTGCAAAAGAGATTATTTGGATTGGCGTTGTCTGATGTTCAAGGTTCTGGACAACGTGGTTCAGTTTATTTGGATAAACAATTCCAAAATCTCTATGACCAATCGTCAAGAGCCAACACTTTATTAAAAATAATTCGTGAAAGAGCCGAAGAAAATAATAGAAATTTAAAAATTTACAAATTGAATGTTGAGCGCAATGAAATGCCTGAAAGGTTCCCTTTAATTGAGGCCAGCACTCAGGAAAGTTTTAATAAGTATATTAAAGACCGTGCTCCTGCTGCCCCTGTTGTACCAGAAAAAGTTACAGCAGCTTTAAAAGGAAAGTCAGATGGATATAAGGCCGAATACCAAGGGAAAAAATATATTGTCCGTAACGGTCAAATTGTGGAGCAATAATCATGGACGATGAAGTTAAGATTACTGCTCCCTCAGATAGTCGTTCTGATGAAGTAAAGATTACCGAACCAGACTCCGGTATTCGTAGGGCAGAAAAAATAGCTAGGAGAGGAGTTGTTGAAGCAGTTCCTTTTGTTGGCGAAAAGATTGCTGAAAAAGCAGAGCTTCCTATGCCTGAGTCTTTTGGAGAAAGACTTACCCGTAGGACTTTCCGTAATCTTCCTTATGCTGCTCCAGCAATGGCTTTAAATCCTATTGTTGGAACTGCTGGACTTGTTGGTGCTACAGCATTAGGTCAAGCAGCAGAAGAATTTGGTGTTCCTGAAAGTTATCAGCCTATTGCAGAAATTATTGGCGGTAGCATACCGTCTGCTGTCCGTACTGTCGCCGGTAAAACAGCGGGATTTATTGAGCCTCAGCTTGAGGAGCTTTACAAAAAAGGTAAAAGTCTTTTTGAGTTTGGCCCCGGAGCAAGGTCTGCTGCTGGCATGAAATACGGTGCTGGCGAAACAGAGGAAATGGCTATTCGTAATCTTAATAAGTTTACGAAGGAAGCAACTAAACGTGCAGGAAGTGCTGTTGACCGAGTTGATGGAAGTTGGGTTAATAAAACAGGTAAGTCTCTTGGTAACGAGGCTAATCGTATATTTTCAAACAAAACTTTTATTTCTGACCCTTCATTTTTACAAGAGGTTACTAATTTAGCTTACAAAGCAGAGGGTGCTTTTGGTCAACAAGGTAATGTAGTAAAGACCATTCTTGAAAAGAACATTGGCGGCAAAAGAACTGGCGGTGAATTGGTTGGCCCACAGTTCAAAGCAGAAGATTTACGTTCAGCCATTGTTGAAGTTAATGACAGACTATCTAGCGCATCAGGCAATGAAGCAAAGTTGCTGCATGATTTAAAAGATTCTCTTGAAAAATTGGCTGAAACTAATCTTAGGTTATATGACCCTAAATTAGTAAAAGATTATGAGAATTGGCGTAAGCAATACAATTCTTTTGCAACTATTAGAGATGCTTTTAGTCTTGCTGGTAAAGAAGGAACGACGGCTGCTGGTCAATTAAACCCTCAAGCCATGTTAAACGTCATTAAGAATAGAACTGGCGGCAATCCTATTAGAAATCCTTTGTACGGTGATTTGGCTGAGTTTGGTCAGTTGATGCCAGCTAAGTCTATGCCAAGAAAGGGCCTTGCTATGGCTGGTTTGCAGACGTTTACAGAATCTCCATTAGCCAAAGCATTGCAAACTGGTTTACAGCCAAGAGCAACAAGCAAGTTAGAAAGTCGTTTGCGTACTGCTCAAGCCTTGTCTCCCGTTCAGCAATATACGCAGATTACTCCAGACGAATTAAAAATTATTGAGCCAGATAGGAAATAATCATGCCGCTATCCAAAGGTTCTAGTCAAAAGACTGTCAGCAAGAACATACGCAAGATGATGCGTGAAGGCTATCCGCAGAAACAAGCTGTAGCGGCTTCCTTGACGTCTGCTAGGAAAGCTCAAAAGAAAGCTCGTAGGAAGCTCAGAAAGGTAAAGCGTGGCTAAGAAACAAAAGGGGATAAATCCAGAGCTTGAGAGTGCTATTGCTCATATGTTGATTGCTGTAATGAATGACCCGATGGCGTCCATTACAGACAAGACAAAGGTTTTGGATAGGGCATTAAAGCTGGAGGCAATTAAGCTCAAGCTGTCGGACGATGAGTGGGGTTCTGGCTTTGGTATGGACGATGAGGACGATAAGGATTAGACTGTGAATCTCTTTTATTTAGGGGATAAATATGGACGGAATCCAAGTCGTTACTATTGCGCTCAGAGTCATCTCAGACCGCTTGATTACAATTTTGGCACTGATAGCGTCAAGCGTAATGTGTGGTTGGACAATGTGGAACCCATTGTGGGAACGGGTATCAACTCTAGCGATATTCGTGATATTCAGTTACCTTTTGGTAAAAACGAAAGAAAGGAATAATGATGAAAGACCCAAGGGATTTGGAACGCAAGAGTAGTGTTCCGCAAGGCGGTGACAATCTGAACTGGTCGCAGAAGTGGTCTAAGCCAGTTCGTCCACAGAAGCCATCCGACAACACGCAAGGCGGTCAGCCTAAGTGGGAAACAGGCACTATGCCTAAAGGTGGCTATCGTTCTGTCTTCTGTTTCGAGGACGGAAACTATTCAACCAAAATCAGTAAGACATCTGGTGGCGGTAAAAAGGTGTACTAATGGCTAATAACATTGCTTTTCAACCGATGGGTAAAACCACTCGGATAAATGTCACAACGTCAGCAAATACGGTTGCTATTTTGTCTGACAGTCCTGCTAATCAAGTAAGGATTCATAACGGAACGGCTGCTGATATATTTGTTCGTTTAGGCACGGCTAGTACGGATGACGTTGTTATTCCTACGGCTGGAACTCCTGCCTATGGTTTTGTTTTGCATAACAATGCAACGAATATTTTTACTGCGCCTAAACAATCGACAAATACAGCCGTGTTGTATGTATCAGCCATTATTGCTAGTGGCACAGGAACTATTTACGTAACTCCGGGTGAGGGCTTGTAATGAGTTGGGCTGACGCACTAAAGGCGATTATTCCGATAGTGGTTGCCAGCCTAGCTTGGCTTCTCGGCGAGGTTGGCTCATTCAATACCAGACTGACCAAGATTGAAGGCCAGATGCCAACGTTGATTACTCCGCAGGGAGTTCCTACGGATAGTCCATTAAGCGCAGAGGCTAGGCACAAGTTAAAAGAAGACATTTACAAAGACCTTCATGACTTGCAAGTTCGCATCAAACTAATGGAAGAAAGAGCTAAAAGATGATTCCTATTGTTGGTGCCTTACTTGGCACGTTAGCTGAAAATGGTCTGACCCTACTTTCTAGTGCAATTCAAGCTAAGGGAAAGCAGATTGTTGAAGATAAGTTAGGTGTAAAGATACCTGACAATCCAACACCGGCTGATGTTGAGAGTTTGCGTCAACTTCAATACGAACATGAAGAAAGACTATTAGAGCTTGGCATTGAGAAAGCAAAGATAGAGCAAGAAGAATTAAATGCGTTGTTAGTAGCGCAAGCCAATCAAGAAAACAATGTCAGTGACCGCTGGAAGGCTGATATGGCGTCTGATTCTTGGCTGTCTAAGAACATTCGCCCTATGACGCTAGTTTACATTTTGACTGCGTACCTTTTGTTTGCTGGCTTGAGTGCGGCAGGGATTAACGTCCAAGAATCGTATGTTGCATTGCTAGGCCAGTGGGGTATGTTGGTTATGACGGCTTACTTTGGTGGTCGCACGGTTGAAAAGGTTATGGAGTTGCGTAACAAGGGGGACAAATGAGTCTTGCACAAGAACAAGCCGCCTTCCTTTTAGATGCGTGCAAACTGATTCAGTACGCAACAGAACAAGGGTTCGTTGTTACTGGCGGTGAGTTAGCCCGTACTCCAGAGCAACAAGCCATTTACTTCAAGACAGGTCGCTCTAAGACCATGAACAGTATTCATTTGAAGCGGTGTGCAATCGACTTAAACTTCTTCAAAGACGGCAAAATCATTTGGGATAAAGCGGTGCTTGCTCCATTGGGTGCTTATTGGGAATCTTTGTATCCCAAAAACCGTTGGGGCGGTAACTTTAAGAGTCTTGTTGATTGTCCACACTTTGAGCGCAATGTCTAAAGAAGTTAATGCAGTCAGGGGAGAAGAATAATGGCTAATAAAGAAGTTCTTGACCCGCACGGTTATCCTATTGAAATGGATAGACCTGTTGTTTTTGATGAGGGTAAATTAGACCCTCACACTGAACTTTCTATTACGGAAAGCGCGTCAGATTTAGGTTTGCCCGGCGAGGGTTTTTACAATGTTCCCTCCATTTATGAGGGGAAGATTTACAACCCTCAAGACCCTGTTCAATACGAAGCCATTAAAAACTACGTTCAGAAACAGGCTTCTCAAGGATTTAGGTTTCCTAACTTCCCTTCCGTTGAAGAAGCTGAAAAAGCAGCACAGGCTAGAAGTGAATACTTTAATCAAGTAAAAGCAGAAATGCTTAGAGAAGCTGTCGAGAAACGTAGGCAAGAACTTATGCTCCAGATGATAAAGGGAGCTAGATAATGTCTAAAGACACCAACCTATCTGTAGGCAGAGGTGAGAAGCTATCTGTTAAAGCTGGCGGTGGTCTGACAGCCAAGGGTAGGCGCAAATACAACCGTGCTACCGGTAGCAAACTAAAAGCCCCAACCAAATCAGGACCAAGACACAAGTCTTTCTGTGCAAGGTCTAAGAGCTGGAAGGGTGAGAGAGGTAAGGCAGCTAGACGTCGTTGGGGGTGCAGATGAAAAAAGGCTTATACGCAAACATTCACGCTAAACGTAGACGCATTGCCAAGGGTTCCGGTGAACGCATGAGGCCAGTTGGCAGCAAAGGTGCGCCGACAGCAGCAGCATTTAGGAAGTCAAAGAAGACGGCACGAAAAGGTCGCCGTTAATTAAATCATAGGGGATAACTATGTCACATCCAGCACAACTGGCTTTTATAGCCGGTCTGAAGGAACGCTTTCCTGATATGTTTAGGAATAAATCTGTCCTAGAAGTGGGCAGTTTGAATCTGAATGGCACAATAAGAGACTTTTTTGAGCAATGCACCTACATCGGCGTAGACCTAGCTAAAGGCCCCTGCGTTGACGTTGTCGGCAAAGGTGAGGACTTGGACTATAGCGACGGTTCTTTCGACGTTGTAGCCTCTTGTGAGTGCTTTGAACACGCTCCTGAGTGGGCTAGGATATTCAATAACATGGCTAGGATGTCATCCAAACTAGTGTTCTTTACTTGTGCTACAACCGGACGGCCTGAACACGGAACCACAAAAACAAACCCTTGGGACTCCCCGTTCACGGCTCACGACTACTACCGCAACATCACGGAAGAAGACATTCGCAGGGATTGCGACTTAAGCCAGTTTTATTATTATGAGTTCAGCACGAACGAAGATGCCAAAGACCTGTATTTTTGGGGATTTAAATAAGCTGGCCCATCCCCCAAGAAAAACTGTATGTTGCGCTGCAACATTATCCTATATCAGCTACTAAGTACCATTCAGTAATATAGTCTTTAAACTCTATTAAGCCTTTGCCGGATTGGGTGTAGCTGCCGTCCGGCAAAATCCTCCAGAAACGCTCTACACGCATCCCATTATCAGTATCACCATTAATCACTAAAACAGTAGCCCTAGGAAGCCCTGAGAGGGCTTTTAAGAGGATTTCTTGGCCTTTGCTTATCTTCTCCCCGTCTCGCTTCCACTCGCCGAATAGGAAGTGTCCCTTGCGTTCTAGGACCATATCTAGATTTGACGGCAAAACCTTGCCAAGCAAGCCGGACAACTCCCCAAAATCAACATGGGGAGCGTACTTATCGCGCATCATGGCGTTTGTAGCAAAGTGCCTTCAAATGCGTAGGTGCCAACGTGGGCTAATTGCACCCAAGGAGCTGCCCATACCTTGTATCCGTTGTTTCTAGCCTTTTTGCAGAAATCGTAGTCCTCGGACAGCAATAACTTGGATTCTGGCTCAATCTGCGTAGCAAAGAACTCATGGATGGTTTCGCCGTTCTGGTTGCTCTGCAAGTCCAACACGTTATTTAAGTACATCGGCACTTTCCCGATTAAACCCTCAATAACTTCACGCTTAATCAACATGAATCCTGTGCCACCGTTCCAAATCTCAACCGGCTGATTAACCGGCACTGTGACCTCGGTTTGATAGTCCACCAGATTGACTACAAACGCCCCTGTATGGTTTTTTAGCTGCTCATTGGTTACACCGGCAGAAATTGCGTTACGGACGGTTTGCCAGTTGATTTCTTTCTTTGGGTAGATGCCGCAGAGGATGTCTTTGTCGGCTTCCAACATCGGGAAAATGTCGTTTGGATTGAACCTGATGTCAGCATCAATAAACATCATATGAGTAGCATCAGACTTTAGAAAATGATGCACTAGCAGGTTTCTAGCCCGTTGAATCAATGATTCGTTAAACAAATAGGAAAAGCTCACATTCATGTTTGCGTTCTTGCACAGCATTTGAAGCTGTAAGCACGATTGCGTGTAAAAGCCGTAACATAAACCGCCGTACATTGGTGTGGCGACAAATAGATGCTTATTCATGTAATCCCCTTTAGTTGAATTAGTGGGCTGACCGAAACGTTGCCCAAGCGTTCCTAACCTGTCCTCAGAGGGACTCGCCTTCGGTCTGACGGGGGTCTGGTAATTCTTCAATCAAAACCCGTATAAGGCCACCCTTGATTTGTTCTCCTCGAATCATCTCAATGTGGTCTACCTGAAAATCATCATCGAAAACCCCTGCGTCTTGAAGGCTGTCTAGGACTGCCTTAATCCGGTTATCGATGTCAATTTTCCTCTTATCTCTAGGGCGCAAAATCATTGTTATCTTCAACTTCTTGTCCCCAAATTTAGGAATGTTCTTTTCAATGATGTAGTCCTGCACAGCTATCTTGAATTGCCGTCCATTCTTTGAGAGAACAGTTCTCCCTCTAAAGTTCCTCCAATAAGTATTCATTGAAGGCGGGAACGGCAACTCAAGCCATACGTGCATTACCAAGGAATATCGCCAGCCATCTTATTCTTTGGCGTTATCTCTTTTGGATACTGAGAATCCTTCTGCTTATCCTTCCAATCAGGGTCAGATACCTTGATGTTGAAGTATTCGCCATGAGGTCCATCATTCTTCCAGATACCGAAATTCACTATCTGGCCTTTGACGCACAGGGTTCCCTTTAGGTCGGGGTCGGTATCCTTCTGTTTGTATTTGTTATGCGTAATACGCCCCTTCAGTTCTTGGGGAATAAACTTTGTGTATTCTTTTGCTTCACTCATTATTGGTTCCTTTATTTTGGGTAGAAATGCCCCGATGCTTTGGGGCGAGGTATGCCGGAAATTATTCAATAGCGTCCTCCAAGTCTGCAAAGGTATCTACACCTTGTTTGGCTGCTATAAATTGTGTCTTGGTCACAGCATCCATGCGCTTAATTGCGTCAGCGTTCCCCGCCTCCCAAGTTTTTCGCTTTTCTGACTTTTCTTCTTTCTTTAGCTTCGGCGAATTCTCGATAGCGTCAAGCATGGCTACATAACGCTCGATATAGTCTTGCCAATCAGTGCAATTAGCGTAAACGCTACCGTCAGGCAGGAATAGCTGATACTCGCTTACCGGTTCCTCAATAACGATTTCCGCTTCGCCCATGTCCTTGACAGTCGGGCTAGGCGTTTTGAACGTCTCAACTTCTTCTGGCGTGTAAACTCCAACGACGCACGACGGATAAACTGTTCTAACCCCTTCGGAAACGCATCTGGCTCTGAGCATAGCTCTGGCGTAATTCTTCCAGTTATCTTTAGACGTAAGTCCGATTCTCTTTGCCATCTCGAATGTCCAAGTGACAGTAACAGACCCGCCATTGGGGTGAGAAAAAGTACCAATAACTCTTTCATCCGTGTATTCCTCCCATTTGACTGAACCACCGGCTTGCTGGAAACGTCCAAGCATGGCATCAGCCTTCAAAGCAGGGCGTCCTTGTATGACATGAAAATCCCTCATAGCAATAGCAGGGTGCATATTTTCAGCTTGGCAGAGGAGCATGATAGCCATTGCTTCCTCAGTCGATTTAAAGCCGAACATCTTGCTCTTGGCTGCAACTTCAGCCATTTCGCGTATCTCATTTATTGGCACTAAGGCTGTCATAAGTCCCTCACTTCCATCATGGCATCTGCGAGCTTGTATGCAAACTCGGCTAGTTCTTGGTTATGTAAAGCACCGCCACCGTTCTCAGCAAGCATCCCTGTCAGGGCAGCAGCAGCAAAGTAATCACGCAATTTCATCCCTGATTCTTGCGTACCTGTTTTTGGATTGTGTCCAGAAGGATAAGCAAACATATCAGCCTCACTTGAGTAAGAAGCGGCGAGAACCTGCCGTTTCCGAGACAAACTTCTCGTAAATGTCGGGGTGTTGGGCTTGGAATAACTTAGCGTCGAATCGTTTGCTGCCTTTGCTGTTTTTCCATGTAGCGAGAACTTTTCCATCGAAAGATACTAATTCAGAACTCCATTGCATATGGTTTTGCAACGCTGTTACCAGATGCTCCTCTTTTTCCTCAAGACGCTTGATTTCATCTTTAATAAACTTCAGAGCTTCGGCTGCTTTCTCAATCGGCTGAGGAGCCACTACAGACGTTCCGGCATCTTGGGCGTAGATGAGCTTGGTCTGCTCGGTGTTTTCAGCTTCTAGGGGTGTTTTAGTGGCTACAGCACCCCAAAACTTAGCCATATCTTTGATTAGTTCCTCTTTTTGAGCTTCGGAAATATTAAACTCGAACGTCTCAAAGTTTTGCCCACCGAATAGGACTGCAAGGACAATCTTTTGCACGTTATGGCAAGCAGCTTCATGAATAAGCTGCGCCATATCAGCCGGAGGGATGATAAGGGCTTCTGCATCGAATTTGTTGCGTACCGCAGCGTTGTAATTTTTCGCTTCAACAAGTACCTTGCCGTCGGCAGAGATAAAGTCAAAGTGAGATTTAAGCCATTCCTCTTTCGGATGTGTAAGAGCATAGTCGGCGTCCTTCAATTCAATCTTTAACTTGTCTTGGGCTAGTCTGCCGATAGTTGGCTGCATAACGTGACCCATTTGGACAGCTTCCACTTGAGACAGGTCTGGACGCTCTTTCAATCCTAGCTTCTCTAGGACAGCTTCATTACCTCTACCGTTGGCTGCTTTTCTACTGTCACCGCTCCACCATGCGCTATTGCGTACCTCTGGTGCGAAATCTGATTGTGCGTTAGCCATTAAATGTTACCTCCATTGGTTAGGAATAAAATCTTAGAAAGCAACAAGATAATCCTGTCTTGTTTATTCATTTCTTTTTCTGCGTCCTTTAGTTTTTCAGTTAAATCTGCAATGTAACCATTTGCACGTTCAATTTTGCTGACAGCTTCCTCTAATTTTTTTCTAAACTGAACATTATCTTTATGAAGTTTTATTGCTTGTTCATTTAGATAATCAATACGTTTTTTTTGTTTACTGATGGTTTCTAAATCAGCCAGCTTTTCATCTTGGATGTTGACTACCTTCTTGGGTCTTCCTCTGCCCTTTTTTGGTGTTTGTTTGGTAGTCATGATTAACCTCTCTCAATAACTTTAATTGCTTTAACAAGAGCGTCAATGATTGTTTCCTGACGGTCTACCTCGCGTTCAAGCATTTCTATCTGGTCACGCATTTGAGCTTTTTCTTCAATCAAACTTCTTTCAAATGCTGAGTATTCAACCTTATCAAATGGTCTAAGAAGGTCTTGAACGCTTATTGGGCTGAAACCTTCTAGGTTCATGGTTTGGATGGTCATTGGGATTCTCCCTTGATGTTAGGAAATATGGTGTCTGGAAATAGTGCAGCAAGGTCATAGATGACAGGCTCCATTGCTTCAAACAATAGTGCTTCGGTCTTACATAGTTGAGAATCAAGACGCATAACGGCTGCGGTTTCTGTGCGGATACCGCCTTCAACCAAGTCAATGCCAGTTATGGGATGGTGACACTTACGGTCTTTCAAATGCTTGCAGTCAATGCAAAGTTTCATAGTTACCCCTTTGATGGTTAGGAAATACAACTACAATATATAGGTTATGTAGATTAGTGTCAACATATCTTCATAACCCTTTACTACACCTATGCCAGATGGTGAGCAAAACTCAGCCATCCTTAGACGGATGACTAAGTTCCTTTAATGCCGGACGGAGCCGCACATACTCGCCAGCCTTTCGCGTCATGGTGCTGACTTCGCCGCCATGTTCGGTATCTCAACGCTTTCCCACAGTACCGACTGTCCCCCGCTACCTGTCGTTGAGTCCCCGACATAATGGGCGATTGTTATGGGCAACAAAAAAGCCGCTTGAAACTGCCTCTTGGTGGAAACCCCTTTATCGGCGGGGCAAGAGACAGATTCAAACGGCCTTGACTTGTTGTTTTCCACGACAACAGCCCGAATCTACACGCGCGGGGGGTAGATTGTCAATCAGGCGGCGTTAAAAAAGTCCAAAGAATCCATGCAACGATTGTCAAAAGCATTATTCCCATCCCCATAAATATCCCCGATATTAATAATGTGAAAATAATAGTAAGCATTATTTGATTTTAAAAAGTTCATTCATGTCCGCTATATAGCATTTCCAATGGTAAATAATGTTAGGCGCATCACTATAGTAAATTTCACCTAGTTTTAATTTAATACTGCATCGATAGCACTGTAGACTCATCCCTGCCCCCTTGCGCGGATGGCCTCGGCTGCTTCAATGTATGTTTTAGCGTTAAAAGCAATAACAGCACACGCTTCGCGCTCTGCTGCTGCGACTAAGTTGGCAAACTTCTCTACAGCTTCATACTTTCTATCGGTATGCAACCATAACTCTGCTTCTTCTGCTAATCGCACAATGTCTTTTTCATTCATTTTTTATTAATCTCCTTCCCTTCTGCTTTGATTTCAGCAATGGGACGCCAGCCGAATCGACGCCAAGTGCGCGTGACATCAGTATTATTTGCTGGAATCCATTCCCTGCCCTCTAAAAGCCCGACAGCCGGATTAACTGAACTAGCTAACAGTTCAATGTCTCTCATAGTCTCTAATCGTTTAAATACCCGATTCTGGACTTCTAATTCAATATCAATCATTTGGTTTTTTAACTTACCCATGTTTAAACCCCTTTAAACGGCGTATACGGCGATTAAATAGGGTTACCCATAGTCAGGTAACCCCTAAGTGGTAAAACGTCTCTAAACAGTTTTAAAATAATCAATCCATGCCCTAATAATGTCCCAATTAATGCCAATGGTTGCATCATGGTTCTTTTTGATTAGCTGTAAAACTTGTCTAGCTTCATCATCAGTCAATGAATCGTCGACTTCTTGAATGTCAGTAAAGTGCCAATAGATAGATATTTCATCAGATAATTGAATCATGGTTATCCCCTAAGTTAGAAAGAAAGCAAAAGAACAAGAAAGCCCCATAGAACTAAAAATCCAATTAAGCCCATTAACATTTCAGTAAATGAATTAGGCATGGTTATACCTTTGAATGGTCAAAACAGAACACGTAGCCCTTGCCGTCGGCACTATCACCAAAGCGCATATTGTCTAGATTCCAGTCTAATTTGTGCTTTTCAATGAGTGCTTTTACGGCTTGAAAGTGTGCTTGCTCGTATGATTCAGCGTATGGATAAGAAATAGTTGCTTCAAAGCCGCTTGACGTGTAAGCCTTGATACGAGTGCCGCGAGTGTTAGTAACTGGCAAGCATTTAGTGTGAATTGCAATCATAGTAAGTCTCCAAAAGGTTAGGAAATGCCAGATAAGCTCTGGCAAGCTTTGTTTAATTATCGTTAGATAAATTATAAAAACCGAATGCCATAATCGTTAAACCTGAAATACATAATGCAAGACAACCAAGTATTGGAGCAGAGCCAAGACAGGCTAAGATTGTGAGAATGAAAAACATTATCGAAATTAAAATCAGAGCGGTAGAATCTTTGAAGTGAATCATTTTGTTTTTCCTTAAATAAAAAGTGTTAAAACTTTAAGAAATGATAAAGATAGAACTATTACGACAACAGTATCTATGATTGATTGCATGGTTATCTCCGAAAGGTTAGGAACATTTCTTTGTTGCTGATACCTATTATAGTGATTATATAGATTATGTCAATGGATAAATATATTGTATTTATTTATCGATTATCTACATATCATAGTTACTATATATTATAATAAACATATAAACATCATAACTATATAGTATGAGTATGTACTGTATTAAATATATTAAGCACTAACCTATCATTAAACGGATAGCTTGAGTGATTGTCAACTCTCTGCCCTCCGAGATTTAACAATTGGGTATTGGGTCGCCCTGTGATGACTGATTACCTGCATTGCATGGCATCAGACTGCCTACGTTAGCCAGTTCTGGACTCTGGGTAGGGGTTGACAGCTTGCATACGATGACACGCCGCCTGTTGCCCTTTGAGTGGGGCTTGGGGGTCTGTGGGTGAGTGCCCCATTCATGTTTCCCCCCAAAAAAAATATGTGTTTTTCTGAGATTCTGGTAATCTCGTTTTCGGAATCGTCATGATTCTCCTTCTGTGTTGGCTACGCATTCTTTCTCGCTTGGCGTAGTCATTTTGGGACCTCCCTTGTGGGGTCCCTTTTTTTCGTCTATAGTGTGTATATTGGTTATGAGGGATAGATATGATTAACTTAGAAGTAGAGAAGTCAGTGCCGCTGCCTGAAGCCAAGAAGCGGTATCCATACGCCAGTATGGATATTGGCGACAGTTTCTTTGTGGACAGCGGGAAATTGCAAGTGGTGTGCAATGCCAATTACAGGGCATCCAAGCGGTTAGGGATGCAGTTCATAGCGAGGAAAGAAGTCGAGGGAGTTAGGGTGTGGCGGGTGTCGTAGACCCCGACAATTTG